CACCATCACCTCCCTCATTAGACTTGGCAAGTTTAAGTATAGCATTTGCTTCAGCATGGATAACCTCATCTTTAGTTTTGGTTGTAACAGTATCATCTGATAATTGAACTACATTCTCACAAGCATTATCCCAACCAGATGGTGTTCCATTATAACCGATGGAGATAATTCTGTGATCCTTCACTACAACAGCACCAACCTTCAATCTTTTTGCACTGGATAACTGAGCAAACCTCTCAGCTGTATCCATATATGCATCAATCCACTTCTGTTTCATACTGCAGGTTTCTCCGCAAGACCACGCCATTTAATAACATTCTTAGGATCCCAAGTATCCCACTCTCCATCTTTAAACTTCAGAAAATGTGGGTAATCCCACGCTTTAGTGGAAACCTCGTACCATCCCTCTATCTGTGGTTTATGCTTGACTTTATTCCACTCACTACGTTTTGCATCTGCCCAGTTTTCTTCCAACTCTCGCATAATATATTCATCATGCGCATCAAACAAATTAGCAAACTCGATTATTTCGCCAGGGAGACTATGGAGAAAGTCTGGATCACTAACATCATACTCATAGTAATTATCGATGCCGTTATTATATTGCCCAGCAAAATTCATTCCTGACTCATGATATATTGCCTCCACATTCCAACCATTCTCTGTAAGATAATCATACAAAGTTATTGGTGGTGCCCATGCAGAATCAAAAGATATCCAAATCTCATTATCATCTCTACGTTCCCAATCGATAATAGAAGCATCCCATTTGGTTCCCCAGTTGCTTAGATTCCATTCATACCAGTTTTCTTCTTGGTCAGCTGGACGTGGACGTAAATGCTGGAAAGGACACGCAATCATTTTACCTTCTTCGTTCTCTTTGCCCATCTCCTCAGCCAAAGCAGAAACCTTCTCAACATCTTCATTATATAATGTAACGCTATTATCGCACCAGTTTGGCATTTTATTTCACTCCATATCTAAATGATGTAATCCTAGACAAATCAGCAGTTCTCATCTCAAACGAAAAGTGCACTGGCATAATATTGTTCTCATTCACCATAAGTGTCGGATTCATAAACTTTTCTTTGCCATTGTGCCACATATCCCGTGACGCACCTGCTGGAATATTCTCATACAAGTTTGTATCTCTGAAAACTATTGCCCTGTTAGTAACTAACAAATCTTCTCTATAGCCACGTACTTCTAGTTTGATTGGCGATCCATATTCAAATCTACGCAATCCAATCTGAGTCTTATAACAATCTCCACTAGAGTTAAAACAAACCATCGGTGTATTATCTACAACTTCCTCTTCCTGCACTTTAGACAGGGGAACAGATGCAATACCTGCCAGAATTGGATTCAACATAAGCAGGTTATGTACTACGCCACCAGCCATACGCTGTTTGGTGTCGGTTACCGTATCGCCACGATTGCCTGATGTTTGCAGTAGCGACTTAAAGTCCGATACCCATTTCTTATTCCAGCCGATTAAACCATTCACAACAACTGTCGTACTCTCACCACGATTCACATACTGCACACCTGTCTGCTTAAAGAACATGGAGGAGTTTCCATCCATAACATCCATAGCCACTCTGATGTTATTGTAGTTTCTTTGGCGATCAACAAGTTTCTGCCTATCCTCGTCACTAACCTCGTGGGTAGAATTCATGGCAACACGATTGTCTTTTACAACATCTACATCTGCCACAATTGTCACCACATTCTCTTTGTATGAAAGAACTTTATACGATTTGATCACTCCGCCGTTGTACTGGGTGATGCGTTCATCTGCTTTATTGTTACGCAGATAATGTTCGCTGTTAATCCAAGTACCAGTAACTTTCTCCAACGCAGCAATCTTAGCAGCACGCAGTGCGCTCTCATAAGTTGCACCGTAGCCATCAACTACAACTTCCTCAGCATTAGCAGCCATGGAAGTTGCAATCAAAGCAGCGAGTAGTAACTTTTTCATTTTACGTTCTCTTTGATGATTTCTTTGCTCGAGTTTACTACTGCATCCAAAGCATTAGCCACATTGGAAACACCAGCAGTAGCGATAATAAAACCAAGGACAAACCCGATAACGAAATTCATTACTGACCTCCCATTTGAGCACGAATCTGTTGAGCAGCAGTGATAGTCTTACGCGAGATACTGATCTCTACGCTAACCTGATTGGTTGCAGGATCAATGTTACGCTTGGACACATACGCACCACGCAGGATCGCATTGGCATTGTCAACGATCTGCTCACGCACATTCGTTGCAACTTTGTTAGCACGATTACGATTCTCGTTTGAGTTCTGCTGCGATGCATTGCCAGTACCTTCCTCATCAGCAGACAAAGACCTTAGGCTGTTAGTTGAATCTTCCTTAACGATGTCTTTGAGGAACACGTCAGAAATATTGCTAACTGCTTTCTGGGACTTTACGTCATTGCTGAGGAACTCAACCAGATTACGCTTTGCGCGCATAGTCGCGATCGTGAACGCTTGCTCACGTGCATTGGCATGATTGAATTCAACGGGAGATGTACCACTGGTCTTGATACGAACCCATGAACCCTGCTCGTCAAACTCAAGGATCAATGTTCCATTCTTTTCGTGGAAAGTTACCTCTGCTGTCTTGATGTCAGGTTTGGCTTCAAGAGCAGACTCTTTGGGAAGAACCCGAACTGACTCTTGTTTGGTAGCACAGCCTGCCATCAGGGCAGATATTGCAACAGCTAGGATTATTTTGGTTTTCATAATATATTACCTTTCTCAAGTTTACATAATAATTATACGCTTTTTGCGAATTAAAGACAACACCTATTTTGCAAATAACCCTACCGCTAGTAGGGTTATTCTAGTGTCCTGGCTTAGGGTGTCTGACCAGCCTAGATGGTGCATTGGCTTCTTCATATTCTTTGGTGTATTGGAAGTCGCTTTCGTACTTGCCATCGAGTGAAACAAACTTACTGCCATCCCATTCAAAAATGACTGATTGCAACTCAGCAGACAGAAAGTCTTTAACAAGAACCATCATTGCTGTGTTCTCTGTATACTTGCGCAGTTCACCAACTGTTTTTGTTCCAGTTGCAGATTCAGTAATTTCTATTGTTAGCATTACTCTTTCTCTTTCTTCTGTGGCGCTGGAATAAATCCAGCATCAGCAACCACCTTTGCTGTTATTTTTGGATATAGTTTTGTTAACTTCTGATTCTTAACTGCAAGAATTACATCTGCTTCAGAAGGATGAACATTTTCCAACAGTTGAATAAACAAAGTTTCTCTACGCAATTTGGAAAGATCTTCTCTGCAAAAGACGTAGAATCTTTTTGTTTCCTGTAAGAAATTAGCAGGACTCATTCCTATTGGTGCAGCATCTCTCTTAAATGGTGGATCGGTATCTGGTAATAGAAACCTCTTCTCCTTGATAAAAGAATGCTCAAAGATAAACTTAAGAACATTGTTACCTTTGTACGTAGTCTTAAGCAACTCTGGATTATCATTAACTTCTGCCAACATCTCAGTAACAAACTTTGTCATTAAAACTCCTCAATTTCGTCAAGTAACAAACGGCAACGATGCTCTATCAAATAGTTCATAACAGACATCTTATCACCTGTGGGTTTATTATTTAGGTAGTGATTAAGAATAGATTCTTTCACGTCTGCGGGGATATGGTCAAATGCAATAAGTTTTGCATTTCTAACCCAGTTACGTTTCTCCTCATCATTACGACATGCAGCAATACCTTTCTGTAAAAACTCTGTGAGACGTTTCGCGCTAACTGGTTTCTGACGCTCGCCTGATACAAATACATCATCTTTGGAAAGAATGTTTGGTATGCCATCGCCAGAGTCACCCTTAACGATATGCTCAATTGTAAAATCCATAATCTCTTGTTTGGATGCCTGGATAAATTTCTTCTGCATAGGTGACCACTGACGCACATTACCAGTTGAGAATGGCTCTAGCTGTAACTGCTTGAAGTCTTTATCGCTTGAGAGGATAAGAATCTTCTGTGGCTCTTCGATCAATCCCTGCGCATAAAGATCATTGGACTGCGCCCACTCTGTCATAACTGCAATGATGTCATCTGCCTCTGCTCGTTCAACATGTACAACACGCCATGGAAAATGCTTAGAAATGTCATCGCGCATTTCTGATAGCGTATCAAAGATAAGATGCCAGTCTAGATCTGAATTATCTCTGGCTTTCTTGCGATTGGCTTTGTAGTGCTCAAATGCATCCCTGCGCCAGTACTTGCGTCCATCGCAGCAGATAACCATCTCGCCGTATTCTTTGACATACTTTTTCTTGTATGACTTTAGAGTAGATAGAGTAGCATGACGAATCAGATTCTTTACCTCTGATTCTGTACCCTTCAGTTCACGTTGGAATGTCAGAATGGCAGCAAGTGCCACCTGACTATAATCTACTAGAATCATCAAAATGCTCCCAATAATATGCACTCTTCATTGATACGACCATTTGGTTTGCTTGGCTTAGTTGTAAGTTTCTTAATAGCTGAGTTGAGTGCACGCTTAGATAAACTTACATCCTTAAAGAATTCCTCTGGCTTGCGAAGAGTATAAGACAAAGATTCTCTCAGACTGAATCCAATCACAGTTGTACCCTTTACACCAAGAACATCCATCTCTGCCTTATAAACCTGTATCCTACGATACTTGGTATTATATACCCACAGTTCACTTGATGTAAGAATATTCTCTGGACGACTAGATTTAAGATTTAGTTCAGCAAACTCTTTCATATATTTCATCTTTGCCACTACCTTGATTGGTGACACTGGCTTGCGCTTACGTGGTGCTCGAGATGCTTTGGCAGTTTGCACTTGCTGCTGGCAATCCTGAATGATAGACTCGACAAACTGTAGATACTTCTTAAGTTCACGCTTGGTGAAGTTTGAATAACCCTCTACAAGTTGTTCATCGTCACCAGCGAGAACCTCGTTTATCTCGTTTAACGTAGGAATGTAAAACTCACCGATGCGTTTGGCTACTGGTGCAGAGATCGAGTTGGCCAATAGAAAGTTTTTAGTATTAAACTCGCTGCTCTTGTTAACCACAAACAGATCAATCTCATTATCAATCTCTGCTGCATACTTTTTAGCAGTCTCCTCAATCCTATCTTGTATACTGATAACAACAGCAGTAGGTTTCTTTGCTTCAGTCTTTACAATTTTATATTTGTATAGCAATTCCTTGACGCTTTTGTCTAACCAAGACAAATGTGTGTCAGTGATATGCTGCTGGCGAGATAGCAAACGACAGATAATTGCCACCTGGCGAATCTCGAAGTCTGTTGCTTTATTGATAGCAAGAACCTCGTTCTTCTTACCGAGTTTGGCGAAGTACTCAATAGCATATTTGCGACGTTTCTTATCATCGCTGTGCTCTGTGTACCACGAAAGTGCTTTATTTAATTCAACTGTGTAGTTCTCAATAGTTACAACTGGCTCGTCGCCTTTCATTGCAGAAATAATTGCATCTGCTCTGGCTTTTCGTTTTGCAGTATTCATAGGTTTGAAACCTCCATAAGAACTAACATTATACCTTGGCGCTGAATTAAAGTCAAATATCTGCTTTAACCTTTACAATAGAGTCCCAGCGAAAACTACGCCACTCGCCTAGTTCTGTGTCAAAGACTCGACAGGCTGCAGAAGAATAGGAATCTTCGGCTTGAGACTTTGGCTGTTTGTCGGTCGGGATTCTACCTTGCGCAAGTGTTGCGTTGATGACTCTTTGCGAACCATCTTTTTTGGTAAAAGTAACCAGCAGATCTTTTGTGTTTTCATCTCGTAATAAACCCAGTAACCATTCTCTAAATTGTGGAGTCGCGTTTGTTTCCATTATCAAATCTTTCTTGCATAGCATTTGTAAATTGCGAAAAGAAATCCTTAAACTCTCTGTTTGTAAAATACATACTGTTCTTACTATCAACTAAAGTTTTGCAGTCTTCAGAAAGCATATTGCGTTTAATAACAAACTCTACGATGTCATAATCGTGATCATGCACCTCTATAGTGGTGAGTATCCCACTTTTGTATATCTCACTCTGAAACTCTAGACTCATATGCACCTTTCTTGTGTTTAGTTTTACGTGTGTAACGAACCTTCGACTCCACCACACGCATGCGATACTTAGGTGTGCGCAAATCTTTGGCAACAAGATTTTTTGGCTTCGAAGATATATTATACACTTTTTATCCTTTTAGGGCAAATTTGCTTAACACGTTCTTTGCATCTGGAAAATCTTTTACATACAACTCGTCGATCGTCTCTAGAATTAGTAAAATCTCCAGAGAATCCACATCGTTCATAACTTCCAGAGGCAGCGAACACTTCCAGGTATCATATTGATCTGAACTATTCATAGCCCACATTGTGTTTAACAACTCAATATGTCTAGGATGCAGATCAGTAAGAGTTATCATGCTGCTTCCTTAAAGATTGCAGACCACTTTTGTAACTTCATCATCTTCTCATTCTTAGATGTCATTACAGCTGCTTCGCTAACAATCCCACTATCGATCAGCAGATCGATCATACACATTAGATCACCGACTTCTTCCTCAAGACGCTCGCGATTGTTCGCGCCATTGTAAGAAGAATCAAATCCAAATCTGAAACATTTACTTATTGCTTGCGTAACTTCAGCGCA